GATAATGCCGCTAATGAATCCGCGAATATGCCATTTATATCTTTCTTTGAACGTGGTTCCCATGCTCGAACCGCTTGGAATAACTCAGTTACCGTACTCGGTTGCTTATAATCCAACTTTGTCGTATCTAACCCAAATATACGGGCGAATTGCTGGTTTAATCTGGCCTCCGGATCAAAGAATGTCAAATCCCCCCCTGACCTCTGAACCGCCCCGGCTATCTCACTCAACAGCACCGTCTTCCCACAACCAGATGGTCCAAATATTTCTACTAATATACCAAGCGGGAGGCCGCCCCCTCTTGTGCGGCCTCCCGAAATGGCTAAATCTAATAACGTGGAACCGGTGCTTATAACCCTACCCATATCTCCATCATATTCCCGTTTTTTCTTGACAGGCATATTTATAGTTCGTTGAATTTGCGCGGCCAACTTAGATTTATTTATTTTCCGTTCCATTATCTTTTTTCCTGTTCATCAATACATTCATCCCATATTTCACAAACATCGCAATCATCGAATTTCTCGCAATCTACACCAAACCGGTGGCCGTGTGGGCAACGATCCCCATCAGCCGGCTTGCCCTTTGAGGCAGGCTTTGATAAATTATCCCGTTTGATGGGCTTTACAGGCAATTCAGGCTCTGGTTCGTCTTCGTATATTTCATCATCATCATCATCCTCCGGTTCTGGTTCAGGCTCTGGTTTGGCTTTTCTTCTCCGTACTGGTGGAGGAGTTTCCCCTTTACCAATAACATCCGTTTCATCCTCATCCTCTGGTTCTGGTTCTGGTTCAGGCTCTGGTTTGGCTTTTCTTCTACGTATAACAGGTGCTTCCGCCGGTATATCCGGTTCAATTTTCTTGCGTTTTCTGACCTCTGTATTTTGTACGGCGGATGTTTCCTCAACCTCTGCCACCCCTTCCATTTCAAGAAATTTTGCATCCAATTCCTCATACGTCAAGCGGGTAAGCATTTCATCCAAATTGGGTATATCCTCTAACATTGAATCGTCGTATATTTCATCCCGCTTTTCAAAATCAATTCGCTTGGCTTCGTTAAATTTATTCTTACCTAATTGCTGCTCCTCGAACCTTATACGCAAGGTCAACCCCTCCTCTAAATCAGGAAAAACAGCGTTATCACTATCCTCTTCTAATTCTTCATTCAGCAGGTTTTGAAACAGATATTGAGAAACATCCCACACGTGTGGTTTTTCATCCGCCCCCTTTACCCCTATGGGAATAACGCAATATAAGTTCCGCTGACTTGGACGAAGTGTTTTTATTTCCTCCAAATCCGCCCCTTCTTTACGCCGTTTAGCAAGGTATTCGCATATCGGGCACCGCTGGCTGAATGAGGTCAGGCACACTACCGTATCATTTTCAGCACCTATATTCCGGTGAACTTTGAACGGACGCTTATACCACAACTCCCCAGGTATTGCAATTTCCATTTCCACATTGCGGTCAGGGTGCTTTTCATCCGTGACAATATAGGGTAATATATCCAATTGAATCCGCCCTGCCTCCGGCTGAAATACCCGTACATCCTTTGGCAGCTTTAAATACCCATAATTATTCGTCGCATTCTTTTGCCGGGTTGTGTCTTGTACCACCTTATCCCGGAATTTGTTTCGTTTTTCTTTACGTGCCATTTTAATTTTTAATTTAGATTAATTTATTTATTTCTGCGAATAAGCCGTTCAGCTACCGATTTATTTGATTTTTGATTTTGTTGTTTTCCTACCCATTCCTGATGTAAATCACGAGGCACTTTTGGTCCGGCAAAATACTGCTGACCATGCAGACGTATAAGCGCCTCCAACATATCCTTTTTTTGTTGTACGGCATCCACTGCCGCCCGTGCTACCTTTACTTCATAAGCAGCATCAATTACGTGCTTTTCAAAATCATTATACCCGGGCGCCGTACTTATAGCTCCCGTTATAGCGGTTTCCGTTATTTTGGAAATTCCGTATTTTTCCGGATTCTTCCTGATTTCCCTATCCAACTCCGCACGCACCATATCATTCTGCATTTTGGCGGTGGATAACGCCCTTTCAGCTTCTGCTAAATTCTTACCATATTGCATCATCAATGATGGTTGATCTAAACATTCCACGTCTAACGCGGTTTCGTCGATTTTAATATCTATTTCAAAATTCATAATTATAAAAGTTTATCGTGTATATACGCTTTTTGTAGTCACCATTATTTGAGTTACTTCACCCCCGATAGCATCTGCCAATATTTCCATGTCTTTCAATATATATTCCTGTAAACTCTTGCGATCCCCTTTTAAGGAGATCATTTTAAATACCGGAAACTGAGTGGTTCCCACGGTATTTTGTTCATACATTCCGTAAATAGTAACCACCCCATCATCAACGGTTATCGATAACCTTCCAAAATACCATCTCCCCGTATAATATAGTCGCGCTTCTGTATTTATCCCCCCGACAGATATATCCGAATAATTTACAAAAAACCCGTGTTGTGCCAAAATTTGTCCCACCTTATGGAAGGTTTGTTCATGTGATATATTCGTCTTCACATTGACCGCAATAAACTTATCTTGCGCCATAGTCGGAATGGTTACCAACATAATCAAAATTAATAATACTTTTTTCATAGTTTGATACTTTTTAAAATTAATAACTATTATATTATACAATTTCCTTTATTTTTATTTAAACGTTTCCCACATTGCTGACAAATCATAGACCTTCTTAAAACCCCTTTACTCTCATTCATCATACCGCAACTTCCAATTACATTTCCAATCCCATAAACGAAAACGATCCGGATATTTCCGCCGTTCTATGCAGTCCCCAACCCGTTTGTCCCTGCGCGGTAACACGATTTTAACAGTTCCCATATACACCTTCCCCACTAATTTACAATGAATACATTTATACGTGTTATAATATCCATGCTTGTCCCTTTGTGGGATTGTATTTATTTGAACAAATACATGTAAATTTGAAACAATTGAGCAACAAATCATATTTGTTTAATTTATCCAGCGTTAATTGAATAACATGCAAATACTAATCCAGGAAACCCCGTGTTATAAAAGGGTTCTATAAATTCATCCATGATCAAAGCCGCTTTCTGATTCTCACTTTTCAACAGTACGGCCTGACAATATCCCAAAACAGCACGCCTTATATTTTCCGGGTCTTGTCCTTTTAATCCGGTTAATATTACCCTAATTTTGCTCCATCCTTCATTCTTTATAAGTGCCCGGCACAATTCAATCACCTGGCTTTGTTCTTCCGCCGTCCGTTGTGCCATTTCCAATCGCTTTTCCCCCGGAACCCTTATAACCTGATCCAATACTTGCAAAGCATTCCGGGGATGCCCCTGAGCATCCTGTATTATTTGTTCGTATATTTGCTTGGATAGGGTTTCACCCTCCGCTTTTACAACCTGACGCAATAACCGCATCATATATGTATCACTCAACGGCTCCATATTGAGCGTCGTGCATCTCCCACGTATAGTGGGTAATAATTTCTGTGGGTCAGTGGTACATAAAATAAAGTAAACATGGTTAGGTGTATCCTCCAACGCCTTCAAAAACGCACTCTGCGCATCTCCCGTCATTTTCTGACATTCATCTATAATCCATACACGACACCTGCTTTCCAATGCCATGTATTGCATGTTTCTCCGTATTTCCCTAACAGTGTCAATACCACGGAAATCAGCAGAATCTATCTCCCGCATATCCGTGCCAACGCTGCCCAATTCCTTTGCCAATATACGCCCCAATGTAGTTTTGCCGCACCCCGTGCCCCCTGTCAGCAAAAAAGCATGTGGGCACTTTTCCACATCCCTCACCATATCCCTCACGGCATCTATCACCGCTTCATTTCCAATTATACCATCTAAATCGAATGGCCGATGTTTTAAATATAAACTTGCTTGATTTGCCATACATGTATTTGTTTTATATTATATTACAATGTTATCAATTTTCAATTTCTTTCATATCCGCCCAACTCCCATCTATTTCCCCAATTTCAAAATCAATTTTCAACGGTACTATAATCCATTTGAATTCATTAAGTAATTGTCGTGTGGTTATATCCGTTATAGCATCTATTATAATTTGTCTTTCCGGCGGATATATGTCCAACACAATAGAGTCGTGAATTTGCCCAATTATGCGTGTCTGCAACTCATTATCTATAATGAACTTATCTAATGTAATTAATGACCATAATAAACAGTGGAAGGCAGCCCCCTGAACCGGGTAGTTTATTGCATTATTTTTTCCCATTTCTCCAACACATGTAAACCCGGTTAACATGGAGAATTGCCCTATACGCTGATAAGCATTCCACCATCGTTCTTTCCACCTTGCATATACCGGAAACCTGTTCTCCCAAAAATCCGCCTCTATATCTTGTATATGGTTTACGAAGCCATTAAATGATTTAATCCCCTGATTAATTAGGTGATCTGATAATTTAATACCGCCTATATCTATACCATCATGCTTATTCCAACGCCCTTCCGGTAATTGCCCCCACTTCGCTAAACTTTTCGCACATGGTAGATAATAATCCCCGTAAAATTGTGGGAACACGAAACCATTCTTTGCCGCTGTTCTCAATATACCATGAGCTCTATTGTGTTTATCAAAATTTGATAATTTGAATATTTGTTGTGCCATATCCCGGTGCATGTCCGTAGATTCGTCTTTAATATACTTTATCATTGTGGTGTCTTGATGATAACATGCTGCTATACGAACTTCCAAACTCCCGAAGTCCGCCTCCATCAATTGATGTCCCTCACGCGGTATAAGTGCTTTCCTGGTAATTAATTTTGCCTGTTTATCCCGCTTTGGTATATTTTGAAAATTAGGATTATTTGCCGACCCCCGGAATGTTTTTACCAAGTGTAAATTAAATGAAGGATGTATAACCCCATTCACCGCTTCCCGCATAAATCCAGCCAAATAGTTATCCCGTATTTTCTTTAACTTCTTAGCAGATAATAATATTTGCAATTCAGGGATGTTCAGCGATTCCAGTGCCTCTTCATCTACCGCCCCCGCTCCGGACTTTGTCTGTCGCGTTTGCCGGATATGTTTAACTTCATATAAGAATTTTCCCAATTGTTGCGGAGAATATATATTTGGTTCATGTCTTATCGAAGTTTTCCAATCCTTGTAAAATGATGTTTTCCGGAACTGATCCTCCGCCCATGCTATTTTTCTGGAAAGCGTTTTTTGTTGACGTTCACAATATTTCATATCTATACAAATACCCTGCCGTTCCGCTCTTGCTAACGACAATATACCTTTATGAAGTAAATTATATGCTTGTTTTGAATTCGGTTCCACTCGTATGACCATTATCTTTTGTTTTTATCGCGTTTACATTAGATTACCCGGCGTTTCTTTATTGTTCCAATACATTATCCCACTTTGCAGGGAGCGTTCCTTAAAACCGCTTAAAATCAAAAAGGCAAATCATCATACCCCATTAATTCCATCTGTTTCAAAGCTAAACGATACTGATATATAGTATCCATCCCGCAATACGTCAATAACCTTTCCCTTCCGCCAAAACTATCCAACAACTCATGTATTTTGTTTATTCCATTAGCACTTTTATCATCCGATTTTAAATAAGGAGATATTTCACTGGAATAATCAATTACACCAAAATGAACATAAGTTTGAAACTTCAACCCGGAAACACCTGCCTGATTATTCAATATATGTGCTGCTATCATACTATCCCAATACCATCCTCTCACAGGCTGCCGTAATCGAACATTTGTCCAAGTGTCTTCAAATTTCATATTATGTGCCATCTTATCTATTTTATCTGACCACATAAGATTGAGAAATGGAAACCGTTCCCTCCGTTTAGCAGGCATCATAAACACATAGCAATCATTCGGCGTATATGCCACCGACGCACATACAATTCGATGACCTTCCGCGTGTGGTTTTATCCCAGTCGTTTCAAAGTCAATGGATACTAAATTAGTAGGCAATTTTGATAATATATTTAGATCCTCTATGAATTCAATATTAGGCTTTTTATCTCGCACCCATGATTTTTCAATATGAGATAATGCAGCGGCTATTTCTTTTTTCCATCCAACGCCAACCGCCTGGTTGTTATTCCTTATAATATATGACGGTGAATGCATAAACGCAATCCAACACTTGTATTCTTGATCTGGTATAATATATCCCTGCCACTTAGAAAATTCCCCCACATTACCAGAAAAACGATCAGCAATAAGTGATTGCATAGATAAAGAACCGAACGAATTAATTAATTTAGGTTGTTTTTCGCGTATAATCGAAACCACTGACTTCCTGCAATTATTCACCGAATCCGGGGTAACTTGTACCCCGCTATTAGCACATCTTACGGCACAGATATTCAAACAATCCTCCACTATATCAATTCCATGAATTTGGTACTCATTTGCCAGTGCCCGACCTTCATTTGTTTGAAACCAATCAAAAATACTGCCATCCACAAATTCAAATATATTTAATATTCCCTTTTTAAAATTACCGTAAGTAGTAGTTTTTTTATCTCTCTGGGAAAACAAAACGCATTGATGGCATCCTACACGTTTACCCTTATAGAATTCATTTGATTGCGTTTCCGCTTTGGTAAAGAACCGCTGTATCATGCGTCCACATCATTTAATGAACGAAGTAATGCCATATAATGCCAATCCTTTTCAACAAAATGAATAGTCTTTTCTCCTATAATTGCTTCTTTTGTCCTCCCTAATATATTTTGAAGGATATATGGCGGTATTGCAAATGTTAAAGGTTTGTCTTCATAGCTGACTTCCACCATTTCCTCAAACCAACCGGTATCCGACTTGCTCGCAATTGTCATATATTTATCGGATAATGTGATTGTCACCAATTCATTCAAGAAAGAATCACGTTTACTAAACACCACAGCCCGTTCTAATACTTCTAACATCGTATTTGGGAATATGAATTTTTTTCCGCTAATTTCAAAAAATGGTGCGGTATTCACATAATTCCCCTCTATTAAACGCCCACTTAATATAACATCTTGATCGGTCTTAAAATGAATCCAACTATCAACAACGCTTAAAAAGATTGGTTTTATTTTTATAACTTCCGCCGCTATAGCAGCAGGCAGCATTACATTTTGAACAAAAGAGGTATTCATATCTACCATTGATATACAATAACCATCCGATGCCTCCAATTTCCCGTCCTTACGTATATGGACTGCGGTTAATATTTCCCTTAACATATCAGAGGAGCAGGAGTTCATAACAAATGACAAATCAGATACGAAATTCTCCGGTAATTTTTCCCACTTTGTGTTTTTGGAAATAACTGGGATACTGTCCTTCATATATTCCCCTATATCTACCAATCGCAATCCTGCCCGGGATTTATTCGATGATAATACTATTTCCCCTTCTTGCTGTTCTATTTCTATTACCTCCCCTTTTAAACGAAGTAAAAACTTATACAATTCTTCGGCTTTCACCGCTCCTTCCAAATCCATGTTTTCAACAGGTGCTGATACCGAGATATCGGAGTTATTATATGTAATTACACGGTCACGCATAAACATAAAACTGGTAGTGTGTTCGTACACCCCTTCTTTGTTAGCCAAACCAAGCTTCACAAAGCCCAGCGCTTTTACTAATTCTTGAATGTTAATTTCCATATTACTTTTTATTTATTTGTGTGATATCTGTGAACTACCCACCCACGCTAAAGCGATGGGATGGGCTTCGGGTTTCAACGGACGTGCTACCTAAGTAGTCTGACTTATCCTCCACCTTTGTAATGGGCAGTCCCTTCCCATATATTTGTATTCTTTTTGCTATATTTTGTTTTGTGCCCCGTCGCATCAACATATGTTCAAACCTTTCGTGTATATGATTTAACTTTCCTTATTTCCTGTTTTTAAAAGGGAGGGATTGATAGAACAACCGTACTATCAATCCCTCCGCTTTATGATATTTTTATTGGCTTTTCATCTCGTTCAGGAAAATCAACAACAAGAACTTGAAAATATCAGTTCTACTAACCCCCTTTTTACCAGCAGCCGCAATCCAATCCTCGATGGCTGCAATAACCCACGAATCTTCTTCGGATTTCGTAGCTTTTACTGAATTTCTTTTCGTTTTCACCGGAATGGAGGCAGTGCCACCCCCGATATATTTACGCATCGCTGACTTCAGTTTGATCGGATTGTTCTCCTTTTCAAACTCAGCACGGACATCATCGAAAAACTCGTCTTCCAACAAATCAACAAGTGCATCACGTTTTTTAGCTGTTTTGAAGGCTTCCACCATTTCTGCTTTTGATGCAGGGTTCCCTGATTTACCTTTTTTAGACGTTTCAGCCAGTGGTGCCTCCGCTTCCTCCGCTTCTTCTTCATCCGCTTCTTCTTCCTCCACTTCTTCTTCCTCCACTTCTTCTTCCTCCACTTCTTCCTCCTCCTCCGGTTCTTCATCACCTTTAAGGGCCTCCATCACGGCAATAGTTTCAGGGGTAAGTTCATCATTATCCGGGTCATACATTGCAGTTGCGCACACAATACCTTCCTTGATGGATTCGTCTTTGGCAGTTTTTCCGGTTTTGATTGCCGGCTCCAGGCCAAATTCATAGTTCAATTCAGCGGCGGCGGCTACTAACTGT